TAGTCTGTGTTACATCATCAAGTGTTACTTGACTAACTGAAGCTGTTTTAACTAAACCTCCCCTTCTTATGGCAGCCTTAACCCTGTCTGCAATACCAATAATATCTCCAATCCTTAAAACAGATCCAGACGCAATATTAGTTTCAAAAGTACACGTTTCTGTTTGATTTTGTTGTGTTTGTAAAAACCATTTGCCAACTCTTTGAGCCATTCCTCTTGAGGTCGTGCCAAAAGTAGTAATTGTTTTTGTTTGTGTTCCATATTTCTGTTGTGCAGCACTATCCTTAACAGTCACATAATCTATTTCTTGTGTTTCTAAATCAAAATATGAAACATTTATTACATTAAATCTAGTTTTTGATGAGCTACCAGAATAAACAAATTCGCCATTCACCACATTAGCGTTATTAAAAACATAATCAAAACTTACAGAACTTGGATTATCAATATCTTTTGGTGCGTCCTGAGAAATTTTGATAGTACCTTCTTCATAATATGGTATTGCTCTCATTACAGAACAAATATCTTTTATTACTGCCATTGCATCACGTCTATTATTAATATTTGCATTTATAGAGAATCTAGGTTCTTGACCACCATTTCCGTCATCTACTAATTGACTGCAATATTTACTAACACCAAAAAAAGAAAAAACGTCTAACTCTGACTCTGGTATTGAGCAACCACTTACGTTATCTGTTAAAAGATCATATAAAACCCAAGCTGGATCACTTGTCCAAGCTTTATTTGTCTTGAAAGTACCGTTAAATGTTCCGCTATAAGTTAATCTACCAGTTGCTAAATCTACTGTTGAATTATGTGGGATTTTAACGAGTTTTCCTCTTACCCTAAAAAATCTAGCGGGCGTGTTTGGGAATAATTCAGAGCTAAATCTTAAGGCTGAATATGCAATATTTGGGTAATTATTTGGTTCTCTAATAATTTGCCTCATGTCTGCTAAACGCATTGTATTAAAAGTATTTTCATCACCTACATCATTTCCTCTTTCAACACTTATGACCACAGGGAAAAAAGATCCTGATGCTCCAGAAGTATTAGTGTTATATCCAGTAAGTTCTCTTAAATCAATACCATAATCTCTGTTATATGGATTAAAACTTTTTCCAGTTAAATCTTCATTAATAACAGTCTGTGATGATCCATTATTAGGGTTAACTTTTATCAATACACGAACTTGAGTTGAAAGTCTATTCCCAGTTTTTGTATCTAATTTAAAAAATTGATCAAATTTTACTTTTACTTGTACTGTATCTACTCGAACATCGCTTATTGTTCCTGATCTTGGCGTTGCAGTTCCTCCTACTGGAAAGCTACATTCTTGCCCTTTATCACCTGTTATAACTTCACTTGATTGTTGCTGTGCTGCAAATAAAACTTCATTGTTAGCAGTTCCATCTTGAAACTCAAAAGTTAGTCTATCTTTTGGGTAATTGAAATCGGAATCTATAGGACTTGTATTACTTGCATCAGCTTGTAATACAGCAGTTTTATTTAAAAATAAATCTTTTAAAAAAGCATTTTTATAAGCAGTACTTGTTTTGTCAGTAATACCAGCTTTACTTGCAGTTGCAGAACCTTCAATTTGACCTTCTGCTAAAACATCAACGACAGTACCAAAATCAATGGATTTTAATTTTGTTGTTGGTGTAAGTTGCACACCAGCAAAGAAAACTTCTTCATAACCACTGTTTGTAAGAACAAGAGTTCCCATATATTAAACACCTCCTGTTTCAACAGTAGCTTGAAAACTATCTATTGAAGAACTAACTACAGTGCTTCCAATTAAAGTCTCACCATAAACTATATTAATTGGAACACCTTGTTTAGAATTATTCAAAAGACCTGTAAAAACATAACTTGGGTCTTGCGGATCTTCTTGTCTGTTAACATTTGATGGATTTGAATCAGGTGCAAATAAACTTGTTACACCATCAATTAGAAAACTTACACCTATTGAGGTTAAAACTGAGCCAAGTGATACACTTAAAATAGTTACACCAGCTATTGCAGGCACTGCGGCAGCACCAAATGCAGCGGCAGCAAAAATAAATGGTAATATTTCACCATGAACAATAGGGATAATTTTAATATCACTTTCTGTATGCATATCTAATAAATCCTCCGTAATTCTGACATTACCAGCCATTACGCAATATTCTTGTTGTTTTATATGTTCTCCTACACCTTTAAAATTATTAATTAGAAAACTAAAAGCTTCTTTAGGACTTTTCGCGTTAATTTCAAATGTTGATTGTCCTATGAACTTTCTTAATCTGCCATAAATAGTTAATTTAATCATTTATTTCAGAGGGATATAAAACAATAATAGACTTTGTTTTAGGTTCAACAAGATAAAAAGGTAAATCATTAAACTTACAGCTTATTTTATCAGCATGACTAAATGCCATTTCACCATCAGGGTGACTATGTACTATACCAAGAACTTCTCCTTGATCTTCACCAGTTGCATAATCTAGAGGGTCTAAAACAAATGACTTTTCTTTATATGCACCTGATATATTTTTACATTTCCAATAGGTTTCAATACCATCAATATTAATTATTAAGCCGCAAGACTCCTCTGGATAAGCTTCTGTAGCGTGCTTAAAAGCGTCTGTAGCCCATGTATATTCTGTCATTAGACAAATGTTCCAACAGCAGGGAATAAGTCTCTTGTGACTACTCTTTGAGGTATTAACCTATTCTCCAAGTCATGCGCAGCAGTAAGTTCAAATTGTACAACTTGCCTATTTTCAACAGCTTTTCTATCAATTACAAATATCTCATCACGCAATCTATCGGAACTAGGAGTGCCAAATGGATTAGAACCTGATGCAAAATTTGCATTATCTAAAGCAGAAGCAAGCGGCATTTTTCTAGTAAACTTTGCACCTATCAAATCATTATGTGGGGTGACTTGATTCACACTATTTAAAAAATCACTCATTGTTATAACTAAGCCTGTTGATGGATTTTGAACTATACCACCTAAATTAGAAAAAGTAATTGCTGGTCTTGATATAGTGCCAGTACTTTTCTTATCAAAACCTTGCACTTCAACAGCAACTCTTTGATAAGAATTTGACTGAAATATTACTTCCCCAAAATTATTTAGATTTGCACCAGCATGAAATCTATACACAGTAGGCAAGCTTTGTGGATTGCCAGCAGCTATATGAGTTCCCACTGTAAGCTCTAGTTCAAATAATTCAATTATAGAACTTGGATTTATTTTATTTAGTTCAACAAAAGGTATTGCCATTATGTTTCAAATACCTCTCTAAAAACACAAGATAATCGAACTCTATTCAAAAATGGAATTGATCTAGGAAAAGAATCACAAACAAATTTTCTTGAACTTGTTTCGCTTGGTAATGTGTAATCAAAAGAATCACCATCTGTAATTCTTGAATTTAAAAAACTAATAGCTGTATTAGCATCAGTTTGTGAAAGTTCAAAAACTAAATTTACAGATAAAGCGTTTTGATTTAATCCCTGAGTTAATCTTTGCTCAAACCCATCACCAAAAGAAACCACGTTAACAGATGGTTGAGGAGTAATTCTTGTATTATATAAAGGGTTTGCTATTGGAAATGTAGCCATTAATTCAATAAACCTCCAGATCGTTTTTGATTTATTATCTCAGCCTGTATTGCTGCTGCAAGCTGCTCTCCAAACTGACTAGCATTTCCATCATCACCTTGAACGGCAGTTCCAGAGGCATCAACATTAACAACAATATTATTAGTAACAGATTCTCCTCCTATTTGATTGTTTGGAATAATTGTGCCAGCAGTAGATGGGACAAAAAGTTCAGGCCCACGTTCTCCAACTATTGAAGCTTTTCCTACTGGTGGCCTTCCACCATCTGCAAATAGTCCGCCAATAATACCACCTAAAAAACCGACTAAACCTTTACCGCCAGATTTTTTAAAGTTTTCTTGAAAACCACTAAATAACCTATCAAGTTGTGCATCAATAATTTTATCTCTAATTCTGTTTAAAGCATTAGTCATTGCTTCACCAAAAGTCTTTGCACCTGTAATAGCATCACGCAAATTACTTTTTATACTATCCTCTATAACTTGGCCAACTTCAGCAAAAGCCTCTTTTAATTTTTTTGCAGCCTCTTGTTTCTTTTCAATAAGCAATTTACCTTCTTTTAACTTTCTATTGTTTTCTAAATGAACTAATAATTCCTCTAACTGCTCACCTTTAAATTTTTTTTGTAATTCTATTTTTTCTAATTCAAATTCTTTTTGAATTTTTGCTTCTGCTGTTAATTCTTTTGATATTTCGTTCCTTTTACTAAGATTTTTATTTGATTCTTCTAAATTTTTCTTTATTTTTTCAAATTCAATAGAAAGTTCCCTTGCTTCTGCTTTTTCTAATGCTTCCTCTAATAATTGAAGTTGATCGTTTGCAGCCTCAATATCTTTTACCAATCCTTTTGCCTCTGCTGATCTTCCATCAGTTTCAAGAGTCTTAAGTAAAACTCTTACGCTTTCTATGGCTGCCTTTGTATCATTAATTCTTTGTGTAATATCTGCAACACTTCCTTTCTCTAATACATCATTAAACTCTTGTTGAATATTTTTTGTTTTCATTAAACTTGCGGCAAGCATACCAAGAGCAATAACAACTAAACCTATACCAGTTTTTGCAAGTGCCACTTTAAAAGTATTTGCTGCGATTGCCGCAGTAGCAAAGCCAGCAGATGTAGCCGCTAGTGTTGCCTTTGTTCCAACTAAAATTCCTGTAAATATTTTAAATCCAGCAGCTAATCCAATAATATTTACTTTGAGAGCTATCATTTGAGGAATAACAAATGCCGCAGCCACAGATAAAGCCTTAATCGCTAAAACAGCACCTGTAATAATTAAGGCAACTTGCCCTTCTTCACTATCAACAAATTTTGTAAATCCCTCAACTAGTGAGGCTAATGCGACTGCTCCGTCTGCCAAAGCAGGGGTCAGTTTTGATCCAAGAGTTAATTGTAATTCTAATAACTCATTATTTAATGCTTTGAATTTTTCTGCGGGTGATTCGTCAATAATTTCACTTATTTGTTTTCCTAAACCCTCAGCAGATTTTGATAAGGCTCTAATAATAATGTCAGATTTTAGTAAACCTTTTGATGCAAAATCTTTTAATTTACCAGATGCTATGCCTGTCTCGTCAGAAATAGCCTTTAGTAGCTGTGGAACTTGCTCTGCAATACTTCTAAATTCATCACCTTGCAAACGTCCAGAACCTAAACCCTGAGCCAACTGTGTAAACGCTGCACTGGCTTCCGTAGCATTTAATCCAGCGACTTTTGCAATACTATTAAATCCAAAGAATGTTTTTTCAATATCAGCTAATTCAACTCCTAAAGGTCTTAATCTTGCAAAAATATCAGTAATACCTTGAGTTGCCTCAACAATAGACAAATTAAATTGATCCTGTGCTTTTGTAACAAGGTTCTGAACTTGTGCAAACTCTCCAAATTCTGAAGTAAGAACTCTCATTCTTATTTGTAAAGCTTGAAAGTTCGCTGTAGTTTTGACAGTATTTCTTGCAAGTAATCCTATACCTATTCCAGCAATTGCAGTTCTTAACCCACCAAAAGACTTTTGTAATTGATTTGTTTTATTATTAACATCTTGCAAGGCTTTAGTAGCACCTCTCGCATCAACAGTAAGTTTTACATTTGCCTGTGCCACAAATAAAAAAAGCCTTTATTATATATTACCTTGAATTGCGT